CTGATGTAGCAGTAAGACTGTTAACAGTAAAAGAACTTACTGACGTAGGAAATGCAGTCTGATATACATCTGTGCCATCAGATGCTACCATCACATTAGAACCTTGTTGTATTGCAATTGCAGTATTACCTGCAGTCTTAATTTTAAGAGCAAACGATCCTGATGTATTGTTCCTTACATAATACATCTTATTAGCAGAAGGAATAATAATAGAAGTCTCTGCAGTAAGTGTACCGTCAAAAGACAAGATAGCTTTACGTGATTGGTCTGTAGCACCATTAACCTGAGTTAGCGTTAAAGGAGTTGTACCACTAACTGAAACTATCTGATATGCTGCAACTGCCTGATCGACCAGATCAATAACATTAGTATTAAGAAGCGCACCCCAAGAGTTAGGATTTTCCCCATCCCCCTGTTTCTCTAGTCTAATGTTTGATGTATAAGTACTCGCCATTTTAAACTCCTAATTCTGGTACAGTCAGATATAATATGTAACCAACCTCTATGGGATTTGTTTTAATCTTATAAATTATTGTTTCTGTTTTTAAATAATTTTTAAATCTATATACTTCTTCAACCACTAAACCTATTACTTTTCTTGGATGCGTAAAACATCTTTCTTCCATAGATAAGGTAAGGAATGTAAGATCTGCTTTTTGTTTTGACTCTTCTAAACCTTTACCTATTCTTAATATTGCATCTTCATCTATACAAAAACTTTTATATGTCATTAAGTCTTCAGGTATAGGAATTGAATTGTGTTTACCTTGTGCAGAAAAAGAATATAAAAAAACTTGTAAATAAAATAGTATAAAAATTAAAATGTATTTCTTCATGTTCTTGGGTCTTCAGGCCATCCACTGTTTATATCAATTGCTTCTAATGCTGAAACACTACTGGCATTGTTAATAGCTGTTTCTAACTCTGCATGTTTAGTTCTTAAATTTGTGCGCCATGTAGCTAAGTCACTGGGTTTAGCTTTTGATGTTTCTTGTTCACGAATTACTATCCAATCAGTTTGATTTAATTTTAAAGAAAGAGTTTCATTAATTATATTTATAAATATAGATTTACAATCAGCTACATTATTTTCTACATTAGTGTATGTTCTTGTTACAGCATTATCTTTAAATTCATCTTTATAACTATTAGTATATAAAGTAGTATCTTTTATCGATCCTTTTTTTATTACTTTATAAACACCTACAGCTTCCAATTCTGAATCATTCCACAATGTAAATATATTTTTAGGATATTGAATAGTATCTATAGTTATAGCTTTTGATTGTTTTAAAATTTCAACTATAGAATTATCTTTAACTAATGCCCACATAATTTTTCCTTTTAAACTGGTGCTGAAACATCTGCTGCAAAAACAGATACTGAACCTTGAACAGTAAAGTCTGCACCTATACCTCTATTTACAGCAAACTGATCTGCAGTTTCTCCCTCTCTTAAAGATAAATATATCATAGGAGAAGTTCCTGTAGGAGTTGACCCATCTGAACCTAAATCTACAGGCGTTCCATCAGCATTTATAAATTTTCTTCTTTCTGATTCTGTATCAAATTCAACAAATTCTCCAAAATTAAGATAGTATTCTGCTACTGCGCCTACAAAAGCAGGATTGTTAAATACTTTTGCTCCTATATAAGAAGCATTTAATAGATTAGATTGTATTCCAGATGCTGTTGTAACTGTTCCTGAAGATTTTTGAGTATCATTAATATATACTCTAAATTTAGTAGGACTTGATGCTGTATCAAAACTAAACATTAAGCAATTCCACTCATTTAAAGTATAACCACCTGTAGGTGTTACTATTTTTATATATCCTGAAGCACTCCTTGGTAATATCTGTATATTATCAACACTACTATCTTCATGGCGTACAAATAATGTATAAACACCACCAAAATTTGGAAATGCTGTACTTCCTCCACCAAAAGGATACGGTCCATTGACCAACCCATCAACTGCTGTTGGATGATACCACATTACAAATGTTCCTTTTGTTTGAGCAGTAGAAGTTTTATTAGATGCTCCAGCAACAGATGCTGCAGTTGGTGCAGCATTACTAGTAGAACAAAAAATATAATTATTAGTATCACCTAAAGATGTATTTTTAATTTGTGCGCCTTTTGGACTAAAACCAGCTTCACCTTGACCACTAGAACCAGCTAATATATTTGTATTAAAAACCATTTAAAATTTAAACCTCACGATACACTTGAATATGCTTTAGTTAATACTGCTTGAGTTAAAATAGCAGTATGCACTATATAATCTAGTCTGTCTATTGCATTAGCAGCAGTTGAAAGATTAGGTGCAGTTCCTCCAGCAAATTGATAATAGTTTGAATAGCCTAAAGTTTTGTTTCCTGTTCCATCTTGAACTATAAATATACTTCCTACCTGACCTGGAGTACAATTAGTAGGATTACCTAAAGTTCTGTTATCAGTAAGAGTAACTGTAAAGTTTTGACCTGCATTAAAATCAACTGCGATAGTTGGAGCGTCTGTCAACTGATTTACATCTGCAGCGGCTGACTTAGAAATATGTATTTGTTTTTGTGGTGAAGCTTTGTCTACACCAATCTTACTGCCTACTCTTAACTCACCACTTACAGATGCAGAAGTTTTAACTACCAGAGTATTAAATATACCACTATCTGCAGAAATATCTCCTGTGATAACTGCATTAATAGATGTAATAGCTGCAGCATTAACACTGGTTAATACACTAACTGCTGCAATATTTGTGTTACTGTTTCCTATACTTGTAGCTAATGCTGCAGAAGTATTGGTTAATCTTGTATTTACAGAAGTTATAGCTGCTAAATTAACACTTGTTAATACACTAACAGCAGCAATGTTTGTATTGCTATTGCCTATGCTTGTTGCTAATGCTGATGAAGTATTAGCTACTCTTGTGTTAGTATTACCTATGCTTGTTGCTAATGCTGATGAAACAGCAGCTAGTTCTGCTGATGTAGCAAAGTTAGAACCATCTCCCAGTATAGAGTTAATAGAAGTTATGGCTGCTTTATTAACACTTGTGAGTGCGCTAACTGCAGCTATATCTGAGGCAGTAGGAACTGCAGCACCACCTACAAATACATTAGTAGATGCAAATAAATTAGCTGCACTAACATTACCACTAAACTCTGCAGCAGTACCACTGACCTTTCCAGTAAAGGATGCACCACTAACAACAGTAAGCTGATTAGCTGTAAACGCTGCAACTGATGTAGCAGCAGATGCTTCTATACCTGTTAGATTTGATCCATCACCGTAGTAAGCTGCAGCAGTTACATTACCAGTAAATGTAGCAGCAGTACCAGAGAATGTAGAAGCAGATACTGCTCCTGTCATAGCAAGAGTTGTACCACTTACCTTACCTGTAAATATACCTGCTGCTCCAGTAAATGTTGCTGCTGATACTATGCCACTAAACTCTGCTGCAGTACCGCTAACTTTACCAGTGAATGCTGCACCACTAACGACTGTTAGTTGATTAGCTGTAAAAGAAGCAACTGAGTTTGGTATAGATGCTACAACCCCTGTTAGATTAGAACCATCACCAAAATAAGTTGCTGCACTAACATTTCCTATTATAGTTAAAGCATTACCAGTTATATTTCCTGATGCACTAAGAGCAGCACCAACGGTTAGTTTACCTGTTGTCTCTACTTCAGAGTTACTTATTTTTAAGGCTGAGTTTGTTCCTTCACCATCTGAAACAAAACGTACAGTTGAGTCTACTCCACTATTACTATTACTTACCTGAAGTAAATCTTTGTAACTGTTTGATATGAGTTTGCCAGTGAGTGTTGCCATTATATTAAATTCCAAAATCTATCTGTGTCTTCCCATTTAGTATTAGCATTTTGCCACTCAATGCCTCTATCTGAGTTAGACGGTGGACGAGGATTACGAATATTTATATCATCTCTTACATCAGGTACTTTATTCTGTGGATGATTTTTTAAATCATATGCTCCATCAAAATCTGTTGGGCAAACAAGTAAACCGTAACTGTTCATTTGCATTACCCTATGTGGGTAAACAAAACCGCATATGTCACATACAGCTTTGGCGTTCTTGTTACTTGCCATTATTATACCCTATTTATTCTAGGTAAGAAATAAGCACTTGCTCTTTCTCTGTCTTCATGCATAGCATTCATAAGACGTTCTTCATATTCTGCTTTAAGAAGACCAACACGACCTGCATCTGTACCAGGACGTTTCATAGCCATGTAGTAAGCTAGACCTGTAGTAAGGCAAGGAAGGAACCTACGAGATACATCTGCAGTTTGACCAGCAGACTTGTTTACATCCTCTGTGTACTTAACTTTCTCTAGCTTTAGAATGTCTGTAGTATTTTCAGGTACAGGCCAAAGAAATAAAGTAGGATTATCTCTACCTCTGCGAATAGCATATTGATTAGGTCTACCTGTCTGACTCTTACGAGGAATCTTTAAATACTCTTCCATCGTAATACGCTCAAGTTGAAGATCAACATTATCTCTTCTAAGAACTGCCTCAGTAACATCAATAGTACTTGAAGTTAAAGCATAAGATGTTACACTGGTAGAGACTGAAATAGCAGTTGTACCAGCAGTCCAAAGAAGAATACCACGGTTCTGCCAATCTTGGAGAAGAAGATTAATTGACCTACGAGCAGACTTAGGTTCGTGTCCTAGTGTCTGCTCACCACCAATCATCTCTGTTGCTTCTTGAATAACTTCATCAATATCCATTGAGAAGTCGTATGTTCCACTAGTAGCCATTTAGTTATTCCTAGTCGTTGTATTCTATAATTTTTCCTGGCTCATAATCCACTACAACATCTTGTTCTTTAGCTTTGATCTGTGGACCTTTACGTGCAGCACCGTATCCTTGACCAGTAGGACGACCTGTCATTGCATCAATCTGTTCTGCAGTACGAGGATTACGAATATAATTATAAGTATATTCTGTTATCCCCTTTGGATTATTGGACATCTTTATCTCCTTCTAGATTTACGCCGTCTATTAGTTTTTAAAGCAAGTGACTTAATTAATTTATTACCTTTTTTTCTTTTAGACGGCGCTTTGATAATCTGTTGGCTTATCTTTGATCTGTTTATTGCCATTACTAGTAGAGGCGATTATGAGGTGCTTTGCCTACAGCACCGCCCTTAGACATGTACTTGCTCTTTTTCATTGCGCCACCTTTAGACATGTACTTGCTCTTTTTCATAGAACCGCCTTTTTTCATCTTTGACATGTATTTACTTTTTTTTGTGTGTCCTGGCATCTTCATTCTCCTCTTGATATAAATTGTTAAAAGTTAAATATGGATTCATATAGCTATCGTGTATTTCTGCTGAGTGTACATACTGACTTGGTGCAAAGTCTGGTGCGCCTTCACCAGTTACCCACAAAGCAGGATTAGTTACTCTTACTCTATTATTCGGTAGTGCTACAATATTACCAGTATATTGTCCTGCATCAATTAATTCTAAAACATGTGACTGTTTATGTTGTGCAGGATCATCTGATATAGAACTATCCGTATAATCTACTGTAAACAAATATCTTCCAGTATAAAAAACATTGTCTATCTTACATAACCAAGGACTTGATGATACTCTGTCCATAACTATGACTGCATGATTTCTAGAAGAACAATCCCAAGGTTGTGCTAAATGTGTGGGCATTTTATTAGGCCATTCTTCTAATCTAGTATCAGCCACTAAAGCTGTAATAGGCATTCTTGCCCACATTGCTCCACCATGTACATTCTCTTCTTCATCACACCCAGTAAATACAACATTAAAAGTTAATGATCTATCTGGTATTGTATTAACTGCAATTACTAAAGCGTGTAAATATTCTCCTTCGTAGTCCATGTGGTTATTAGTAAATTCTTTTCGTACCCAACATTTAAACTGTGGGATGTTTGAACTTAAATATGACATTTTATTTTTTACTTTTATGTTTCTTTCTTAATGTTTCTTTAGCAACTTTTGCCAACCTAGACTGTTCAGGCTTCTTTGCAAACTTTGCACGTTGTTCTAATACTGTTAATATCTGTATCTTTCTTGCATATGGCTTTCTTATCCTTTTAACTTTTGCAATAGTATCTCTAGCATCTTTAACTGTAGCATACTTTATACCCACTGTATCCTTTGGATTTTCATCTGTATAAAGTCTACGACCAGAACCTTTAGGTTTTTTTCCTGTTCCTACTTTTGGGTCTTTTACTTTTCTCATTTTTCTTCACATAGTTTTTAATGATATTAGATTGTTTCTTATGTAAACGAGAGGCTTTAGATAAAGCTTTAGAAACTTTTTTTAATTGTTTTACCATCTAACACTTCCACCTTCTTCTAGCTTGTCTAAGTCTTGAGTTAGGATTCTTTGCAGCTTTAGGAAACTTCTTCATTTGCCCTGCTGATCTAGCACAATATGACTTACGTCTAGCTGCTCTTGATTTAGTACGAGGTTTAGATTCAGTAACAGCAGTTTTAAGTTTACTGCCAGGATTTTGTCTTCTGTATTTTGCTACCCCTTTAGCACTTAGACCTGCACCAGCTTTTGTAGGACGCTTGTCTCCCTTACCAATAGTAAGACCTTTCATGCCTTTACCAGTAATTTTCTTTTTCTTTTTAGCTGCCACAGTCCCACCTTTTTTTCTAAAAGCTTTTGTTTTCTTTGCAACAGATTTAGGTTGTTTAGAAAATTGTTTTCCTTTTTTAGTATCTTTCTTTTTCTTTCTAGTTGTAGCAGCATATTCAGCAGGAGACAATGCCGCTATAGCTTTAGATGGTAGATAACGCTCACCTGTTTTAGCTGAAGGCTTTCCTGACTTTGTACGCCACTTTTGCTTTGTCCAATCCTTTAAACTCTTTTGTGATTTCTTTAAAGCCATCTTTACTTGTATCCACCACCTGCAGCTTTATATTGTTTTGCCAGCATTTGTGCTTTTCTTGCACTCCACTGACCACTATTGCCACCCTTGCTGCCAGCTTTAATTTTATTAAATAATCTTTTACGCATAGTAGGTTTAGTATAGTTACCAGCTTGATTAACTTTAGATTTACGAACAGCTTTCTTTTTCATTTTCTAAGTCCCTTGTTTCTTATATGGTCCTTTACCAAAACCTTTTTGTGCAACTCCACAACCTAAAGGTTTACCAACCTTACCTCCCTTTTTCATATATCCCATCTTATTACGAACAGATGTTGGAAGTTTACTAAGACCTACATTATCTTCAGGTACACTTTTTAATGAATCATTGCTTTGTTTATCCATACCTAAACCCAACTACCTCCTGTACCTCTAGTACGTTTACCTACTTTACCACCAATTTTCATTGTTTTAAAACCTCTCATTGCAGCGCGAACACCGCGAGGTGCTTTACTTACTTTTTTCTTTTTACCCTTTCCTATACGACCACCTTTAAAGTCACCTTCATAAAGTTCTTCTTCTTCTATTCTTTCTTTAATTTCATCAGAAATGTTTTTGTCATCTAAAATTTCTGCTGTATCTCTTCTATACTCAAACCCTGCTCTTCCAGCCGCACCAGGATATGCTTTGTATTCACTACCTTCTTTTTTAGGAGCGGATTCTTTTTTAGAAACTCTGTTAGCAGCCTTACCTATAGATTTTTTAACATTTGCTTCAGCAGCTATTTGAGCAGCCGTTTTATCAGGTTTTTTAACAGGTTTTTGTTTTTTTAAATTAGCTTTAGCTTTAGCAGCATCACTTTCTTCTCTTTGTCTTTTAGCTTTTTCAAAGATAGTTTCAGGAGGTTTACCTTTTTTTGCTCTATCTTTTCTTACTTCTATTTCTCTCTCTGCTCTTTTTACAGAAGCTTTATAATATGGATGCTTACTTAGTAGACCTAATTTTTTATTACTAGTATCTTCATCTCTAACAATAGAATCAATATATTTTTTTTCATTAGCTGTTAATCGACGTTTTTCTGCTGCTTTAAGCCTTTTTTCAGTATTACTTGCCATAATATTCTCCCTTAATTAAAAGCCGCGCAAAGCAGCACCTGCTCCACGACCTAAAAAGTTAGCTCTTTTTTTAACTACAACCTTTTTTTTCTTACCTTCTCCTACACGGCCACCAGCAGACTCACCCTGCGCTGACATTAATTTTTCAAAGGTAGGCATGTTTGCTTGTTGCTTTTCATAAGCTTCATCAAACTCTTCATCCTCAGATTTTTTTCTTTTGCCACCTCTTTTATTCATAGCATCAATTTCTCTTTGATACTTTGTAGCAGGACTTTCATTAGGATTAAGAGGATCAAAGATAGGACCAGCCATTATAATCTCCTTTAATTAGTATTAGCTATCAGATTGTCATCTGCGCCAGCAGGACTTGCAGGAGTTTGCATATCATCTCTACGTGTTCTACGTGCCTGATTACGCTGTAACTCTAAAAGCTGTGCATATCGTTGTTCATATAATTGTGAAGTGGGATAGTCTTTTTGAAACATCATTGCCTCTACCATAGAAGCACTATAAAGAAGATCGTAACAAAAATCAGTAAAGTAATTTTCAGGAGTTGCAGATGTTAATGTTACTGGGCGATTAACATGCACAACCTGTCCACTGTAAGTAGATGCAGGAGTAGGTGCTATTAAAACTGTAGAGTTATTACGAGGTGCATAATATCTTGGTTCTTCTGTTGACGCACTTACAGGCCAATAGTCATTTAAGTATTCATCTGTTCTTTGAAGTAAATTAATTTTTGTAGAGTTACTTACAATATTAATGTTCTTAACTATACGTGTTCCTGTAGGTAAAGTTAAAAGATTCTTACCAGAGGAAACTGCAACAGAAGTGTAGCTAACTAAACCATAATCATCTAGATCCTTTGTCAAGCGTTCTTCAGCACGATTAACCATATTAGGAATATAATTAATAAATTCTGTACCTTCGTTTTCAGATGCCTGAATAATGTCGTTTACTAGATAAGTATAATCAACCATAGAATACTGCTATTGTAGCTGTTGAAGCTGGAGCAGAAACTCTAACTGTTCCTTTCATTGGTACACCTAAATCAGAAAAGTAAACATCATTTGCATCACATGCTGTAGTATTTACAAATCTAATATTATTACCTATAACTGTTCCTGATGGACTAGTAGTAGTACCAGTAATAAGAAACTGGCCTATACCTGTTGCAAACACAGAACGTATACGAGTATCTTCAAGAGAAACACTGGTTACAGTATCAAGAACTGCACCGCTTCCTGTTACAAATCCCTGTCGGATAGTAGTTGCCATACTATATTCCTTTACATAAAGAGAATTTAATTAGTTACATTATATAACAATAATGGTAATTAAAAAAGGGTGAAGAAAAAGAACTTTATTTCTCTCTCTCCACCCTCACTTAATTCAGCTTAATTTAAACGGAACTTAGGAAGAACCTGAAGCACCGTAATAGCTACGCCAATCAGAGAAGCCAAAGCTGTAACGCTCACGCGCTTTAAATCTAAGATTGCCTGTATCGAAGTCAGGTTCCATCTTAGTTTGAAGAGGCGCACGTACAAACATCTTAGCACCATTTGGGCAATCAGTACGCAAGAACCAAGCGTTGCCATCTTGGAACCTACGGTTTACATAAAAGCCACCAGGAACTAGACCCTGATTACGAATGCTATTAATGTCGTTTACATTCGTTGCACCGTTTGCAGCAGTAGTTGGGTTAACCCCAATCGTTGTTGACATTGTGCTATTCAAGATTTGGTCTGCTGTAAAAGCAAGATCCGAAGGCACATGAAGTGACTCGACTTGTAGACCAATAAGAATACCACGATCATCTTCTGCTTTTGAAATGGTAATCAATGCAGACTCAAGAGATGCTTCTGAAAGATCAGTAGCACCAAGAGTGTTTGATTGTGTACCACCACCAACTATCGGATGGCTTGCACTAAAGAAAGGCTGTCCGTCCCCACCAGGACTTCCTGCCGCAAAGCCATTGTTGAAAACATCAGCAGCTTTAACTTGTTTAGTGTTTGCCATTGCACGGGCAAGACCACGCGCACGTAGTTTAGCAAAAGTATCATAGAGATTGTCTTCCATAGCTTCTTCAGTTACTGCAAAAGCAAGAGCTATTGTCTCGTGACTGTAACGAGAAGCATAGCCTTCTTGTGCATCATCAAACTGAACAGCAGCACCTTCACTTTTAACAGGTGCTGTACCGAAGCCGGTGAATAGAACTTCTTCCTCAAACGCACGATCTGATTGTTCAACATCAAAGAGTGGAGCATGTTCGTTGTCCACATCATTGTATTCAATACCAAATACAGCGTTTAATCCTGGGAGCAGTTCTTTCGCAATACTAGAGCGATTAATAGCCATTTGTTATTACTCCCTTCCTTAGTTAGCTGACGAATCAGCGGATATATAAGCATCCACATGACGTACAATACGAACTTCGACTTTAGGGAAAGCACGTTCAGCAGCAACAGTAATATCGTTTCCTGGCTCATTTAATACAGAGATAGCACGAAGCATACCACCTGTAGTATCAGTGCGAGAAGCAGCTTCGATTCCGAAGCCTGAACGACCAGTTACTGTAGAACCTGCACCTAATGTACAACTAAAGTTCTTTGACATAATATCACCAGCGGTGACAGAAGCATCAGCTTGAACTACAAAGGTAGCTTGTGGATCATCAACAACAAATGCTACCGCATCATCAGATGACGTTCCGCTAGGCCAATAGTTAGCATACTTAATTTCACCGTTAGCAGTGTACTTACAACCCTGAAAAACACCTATAGCTTTTTGGGTTGAAACGCTTAAAACGACCACATTTCCAGCTACGTTACATACGATATCGCCACTGAAGATATTGGTTCCGAAACCACTTGCAATGGGATATTCATTCGTAGCAGTGCTGTTTGATGCACCTCCACGTTTGCGAGAAGGAGTAAGGCCGTTTAGTGCTTTAGTATCAGTCATAACACTATTCCTTTCCTTGTTTTAAAGTTACGATGACAAACAGGAAAAGCTATTCTTGAAAAGAAGGTTGCCTTCCTGTAGTTACCCTTGAACGACTAGAGTTTGAAATTGGCATACGTGAATCTGAATTACGCATTAGTTGTGCGTTTACAGCGCCTACCGCTTCCCTACTTTTTTGTTCATAAAATTCTTGACGCGATTCAGCTAGGTCAGTTGGCATTTTTGCCAAAGCCAAGTCTCCACGACAGACTGCTCCTGAATATCGTCCTTCCTCTCTCACGACAGAGGAGTGTGTCATTTCGGGAACTTCCTCGGACTGAACTATCTCCCAACCTTCTGCTTGACGTTTACTCATATTTTGAATATCGTCATTGCCTTTGATAGTCATACGAATCCAACGCAAAGACATGCCTTCACTTTTGAATCGTTCTTGTACAGTAGGTGGTATGTCTAACCAATTTGGTTCTTCAAATGTCCTACGAGGTTTAGCTTCCCTAGTGCTTGTACTACGTGAGTTTGTATTTCGTGCCATTGTAATTTTTCCTTCCACGCTTAATTAATAAATGCTTGTGTAATCGCCTTCAGCTTTTTCAACTTTAAGCTTTTCAGCAGCATACTTTTCAAGTGATATTCCCCACTTATTAGCTAAACGAACATCTTCTTGAGTTAGTTTAACTTTGTTACTCTTAGAGGTTTTAGGTGTGCGTGATGCACCAGCTACCACTTGAGCAGAATTTGACGATGTATCCTGCAAACGAGGTGTTTCAGGTTCTTGAGTAGGAGTAGCCTGAAATCTTTGAGGATATCGACTGCGTAGTCTGCTATCAATTTCCCCATAAAAGTCGTCATCAGAAGGATCATATCCCTCATCTTTTAATTCTTGATCTATAGATAAAGCTGCAGTAGTCATTATCTGATCCTTGCCAAACCAATCATTCTTAGCTGCCCAATCAACAGCTTTAGGATCATACTTAGGTGATTGTTGTTGTGGCTGACTTACCTGTTGTTGCTCTACCTGTGTACTATAATTTTCTAATGCTGTACGCTGATTATTAACTTGACTAAGTTCAGCATATGCTTTACTAATATTTTCTTGTGCTGCAACTTGAGCATCTACATCACCACTTTCAATGGCTTGTTTATAAATACTTTTAGCAGACTCTAAATTATTATTTAATTGAACTTCACTACTATCAATAGAACTTTTTATAGAAGTAGATAACTGTTCTTCTTTTTGTTGTAGTTCACCTTGAAGTGTATTAAGACGCTCTTCCATCTTCTGAAGTTTTTCGTCGCGTTCTTTACGTTGACGAATTAGTTGTCTTATACGCTTTTCCGCGCCTTTAGTCTCAATACCTTCTAATTCTTTTACTGGCTGTTGTTTATCTTCAGCTTGTTCTTCTGGCTGTGCAGCTTCTTGTACTTCTTCTACTTTTTCTTCTACTACAGCTTGAATAGGTTCTTCTTGAACTTCTTCACCTTCAACTTCAAATTCAACAGCTTTTTGTTTTTCTTCACCACCTACTTCAATGGTTGACCATTCTTCTTGATTATCACTCATTACTTTTCCTTTACATACCGCTAGTGGCGAACCTAACGAATTGAGGTTTATCCTACGCCTTAACTATATTTTATAGTATTAAGTATAGATATACAAATTAATTAGAAAGATTAAAAGTTGGATCTAATAATTCTGGACTTTGTACTCGCATAATTATTTGGTCATCAAACAAAAGAAGTAGTTTAAGACCTTTGTATACTAATTTTTGTCCAGTAAATTTTCCGTAACAAACATAGTCACCTGTAGCGCACCACTCACCTAAAGGAAACTTTTCTTTATCCTTATAAGCTAAGTCTCCTAGCTTTAAAACTCTGCCTACAGTGGTAAGGTATGCGATATCATCCTTTAATTTTTCTGGGATAATAATACCACCTTTAGTTTTTTCTTTTACAAAAACTGGTTGAACTAAAATATGATAACCAGGAATATCTGGTAAATCGTTTACATCAATTAAACTACTATCTGGATTTGTCCAGTCTGAATTATTGATTGACTTTTCTAATTGAACAGCTTGCATTAATCTTCTTCCTCATATATTCGATTTTTAACTATGTACTTTAGTAAGTCTTGTGCAAATTCAATTCCTTCTATAAGACCTACTGCTTGACGATACTCATCGTAACTAGAGGCGTTTCCATACGCAAGAGATTTTTTTGTTTCTTCTATCTTTTCTTCAAACTTTAAATTTAACTCGTCCCAAAATTCCATTACGATCCTTTATCTTTATCAGAAATAAACTTACTTAGCATATCTGCAGCTTTAAGAGTTTTATCTCTGTCAATATTAGCTTCTGTATCTGCTAATTCAAGTAGAGCGTCCATAGCAGCGATAGCTTTCTTAGATTCTCTATCTCGCTCTGAATCTTCTGCTTTAGCTGTAATATTAGCACCCTCTTTGAACATGTCTAGTTGAATCTGTAGTTCTTTAAGATCAAGTTCACGTTGTTTATTAGCAGCATTGACTGCTTCTTTTGCTGCTTGTCCTTGAACTTTCTGTTGTTCAATACCAAGTTTTTGTGCTTCAATCTGAACAAGTTGTGCTTCAGGTGACATAGCTTGTTGTTGCATAGCAGCAGCTTGATTAGCCTGAAGAACTTGTTGAGCAGCAGTAGCCATAACTGCTTCAATTAGATCAGGACTATTAGGATCAATGCCCTGCTGTTCTGCTTCATTGCCATATGTGGAAATCATATTTTCTGTAATACCAGTAATTTGTTCCTGATATTTTAACATCATATGTTCCTGCATATTAGCTTCTAAAATAGGTGCGATACGTTTCATTAACGGATTAGCACCATTAGCAGGGTCTTGTAAGTACATAGTTTTAACTTGAATATGAGCATCATGGTTTTGACCAGGAAATGCTTTAATAGGCATACCTTTAACTGCCGCAGCAATATCACTTACAGGATCAAGAGGTACAGGCTTTGGCTTGCTTGGCATAATTTTGTCTAGATTAGGAATATTTGCCGCATTAAGAATTGTTTTATTTAACTCTTCAATATCAAACATACCTGGAGGTGATGACTGAGATAGTTGAAGTGCAAGTTGTGCCATCATCATACGATGAGCAGAGGATGGGATATTAGGATCAGACACAGGAATAATATCAATCCTGCCATCAAAGTCACTACGAAATACTTTTAGTGTGCCATTAGGAATATCACACATAGATTCATCAGGAAGATATTCAAAGTTAATTCTTCCTAGAAGTTTAAACTCTTCTTTCTGAGATTTGTGTAAGCGTTTATGAATAGCACTAAAGAATTTACTACTCGCTTCTAGCAATGCCATCGTAGTTCCTACAGGACCATAGTTAACACCATCAGCTACAACTTGTTCTGTACTGTCTGCAAACTTTTGCGCTGTACCAGTTACAAAGTTGAGCATTTGTAGAAGTGTTTGTGAAGGTTCTTTATAAGGCAAGTTAATAATCATCTTAGAGATGTCATTACCTGTAGCCTCTACTTCTTTAAACTCACCAGGAGATATAGGATCATTATCTCCTACGATACGCATACCTTTTGCTTTGAAACCTCCAGGTAAATTAGCAAACTGACCAGCATCTACTAGGCTACGCATAGCTGCAGTTGCTGTCATGGTAAGATTACCTAAGAAATGTATCAGTCCTAGACCATAAAAACCAAATCCAGGTACAAAACGATAGTGTGTAAAGAAGATTTTCTTCTCTTTTCGTGGGTCATCTCTGTCATAATTCCTACGAATAGATAGTATTTTCCTGCTTTTTTCCTCTATTGTTACAATATATGGAAGAGCAACATCTTCATCATCCTCAAATCCCTCTAAATCTAGATAACAATGCTGTTCTAATAGCACATACTGTGGGTCATTGTCGCTAGATGGCGATAAACCCATAATATTGTCCATCTTTTGGGACATTGCAGTAGTTTGTGGGGTAGATGCTTCAGGTAATTCTATGTCATCATACATACCTGCAGCAATATCTCTACGCATTTCTACTGGAGAGCGGTAAATTACGTGGGTATACCTGTCTGCACGGCGTAAATCTGTAGCATAGTAGGAAACATAGAACTGATCTATAGGTACAAACTCAGATACAGGACGATTTAGACCTGAATCAAAGTAAATCTTTTTAAATGCAGAACCTATCAAAGGTAAATGGAACAGCATCCTTTCAAACTCATCAAAGTATTCTGACATTTGGTCAGTAACCTGATAGTTCATAAATTCTTCTACACGTTGTGCCTGATCTTCTTTTTCTTCTGATACATTTCCTATAATCTGGGACTTAACAGGTCCACTTGCAGGGAATAATTCTTGTGTAGCTTTAGATTGAAACTTAACTGCTGACTCAATAAGCACAGGATGGACTGCAGTACACGCACCTTCAAAAGGTTCAGAGGCTTCTTCCAGCTTTAGACCAAGAAGATCAAAGCCACGCTCGAACATACTTTCCCATTCACCACGACTATCTTTATCTGCTGTAAAATTATCATAAACTTCTTCAGCAATATCTTGCAGAATATCTTCATCTATATCATCTGCCAAGTTTCTGTAAAACTCATCATCTGTTTCTTCTACTTGCTCATCAGACAAAAGTTCTTCTACTGGGTTTTTAAATTCTACTATAACGCCGCCATCAGAATCATCGTATTCGATAGTAGCCTCATCACTTTCTGGTTCAATCTCTATCTGAGTAACTTGAACTTGTGGAATAGGGTCAAAGGGATTACGTTCAGTTGCCATATTATGTGTTACCTTTGCTAAATAAATAATTTTTAATTATAATATTAAACTCGCCAGTACGCAACTCGCTTCTGACTTCTATAACCTTGATCGTCTTCCCAATCAGGATCATCTGGATGTTCTAAACGCCAGCTATCTTTTATGTAGTGAATAGCCATCGTCATAGCATCAACTTGGTCATCGTGTTTACCATAAGGGAACATTATCATTTCTTCATATAATTCATTTGACCAGCTTTTACCATCTGGTAGCCATACTCTTCCTGACTCCATCATAGGAGATGCAGATATAACTCTGCTAACTTTGTCTCTGTCAGGTGTATATTCTAAAACAGGTAAGCCACTTCTACGCATGTCCTGTATCAACGACTGACCACTAGCCTTCTTTTCTACCAGACAAAAATCTGGCCTATGTTTTCTGTACTCTTCCCGTGCTATACGCCTTAGATCAGGATACTCATACCTGCCTCGTTTACTTCCTAACAGTATAATATTAGATGCTACATTCTCTTCACCTGTTTCAGTATTATCATCATGAAAATAAAATACACCCCATGTTTGTATTACTGAATAGTCTGCAGTTGTCTTTGTAGAGAAAGCTGTATCGTAAGTCTGTAGAATAAAATCACAACCAGGAGGATCACCGTATTCCCACCAGCTAACCCATTCTTTCTTAATCAGACTACCTTCATCTGGTGTAGGATTCTGCATGTACAGGCTTTCCCAGTACTTTGATCCATTGGTAGACCGTATCTCCATCTCATCCTGTTTAAGAACTTTATCTGTTTTCCACTCAGGAAAGTAACTTGTTCCTACAGGTAAGCCTAGTAATTTACTGGAGTCTTCGTCCACCCATGCAGGTATGCTTACTACATCCCACCGCATCTCTGTATCTATGTCAAACTTCTCTTGCTGCTTTAGCAGCCATCCGCAAAGGTCATCATAATGATAACGAGTATTAATAATAATTATTGCACCGTTAGGCATGATACGTGTGCGTAGTCCTGAAGGCCACCATTCCTTGATATACCTTCTTCCTGCATCAGAGAAACTATCTTCTTCAGACATTGCATCATCAAGGATAGCTACGTGTGCGCCACGACCTGCAATCTGACTACGAACACCTGCAGCATAATAACTACCATTCAGGTTTGTCTTCCACTTACCTGCTGCACGTACATCCTGTCTCAGGTTTACCCCAGGAAACATATCCATAAATTCTTCTGTTCCTACGATATCTCTGACTGATCTACCGAAGTCACTGGATAGTTGATCTGAGTGACTGACTGTAAGTATTTCGTGATTAGGATTTTTACCTATATACCATGCAGGAAATAACTTAGAGCATATTACTGATTTACTACTACGTGGTGGAAGAAACACCATAAGGCGTTTTACTTTTCCTTCCACTACTTGCTGTAGCTTACTAGATATTACTTCTATGTGTCTGCCCATTTCCCAATCAGATATTAGGGTAGGCGCTACCATTCTCACAAATGTAAGAAAGTCTTTTCTACACTTCTGAGCAACCAAGTTTTTTAAATTATTTCTTACTTGAAGAAGAGTAGCGTACTTAAATTCTTGTTCTTGTCTAGCCTCTTCTTGACTAGCAGTCAGCTTCTCTTCCTCTGGGTAATCTGACATTTTATATTTCTGTTTGCTGTGAACAAATAATTTGTCTTACTGGTTTACCTTCAAACCTTGATGAAGCATATTCTTTTATAGCTTCTATATTTTCCCACATATGTGCATAACATTTTTCTTGTGTCTTAAAATCTAATGGCTTTCCATTATAGTGAGTAATAACCATAGTATCAGCTTCATTACTTGTTAGTGGATATATATCTTGATCTGCGGTAATACCCATAACCATAAAAATTACTATCTTCCACATACTAGTTTCCTTCTTGTTCAGATGATCTTTCTTCTCTACAACATTTACAATTGCATATATTATTATCTATAGATACATCATCCTTACCACAAGTACAATAGTCTTTATTCGTACAATATTTAACTTCTTCCATGACAGACACTCCTACAGTAAGACAACAAAGTGTAATTTTAACACCCACTCTTAGTAGAGACAACAAGGGTAGCACAGTTGCATAAATGCAACACTCTAAAACTTTTTTTATTTTTTTAATTTTTTACTGTTGAATATTGTTTTTTATCTGTTATAATATACTCTATAGAGACACTAAAGAGCAGTAACTTAAAACTGTTAGAAAAGAAATAAAAAGAAAAACAAAAATAAAGTTCTAATAACTGTTGCAAAGAGTTTATGGAGAGTATATATAGATGTTAGAAAGAGCAGATAATTTTTTACAGACATTTTTTTCTAATCGTAATACTACTGTGTCTAAAATATCATCGATGCTTTCTATTTTTAAACAAGAAACATCTGCTGATGCTGCAACTCTGAACAACTATCGTAGATCAAAGAATGTTTTATATGACGATGTGTGCATGTAACCATGCTACTGATTTAAAAGCTTCGTCGTGGAAGTAAGAAAAAGAAAAAAGTTTAGTAAGCCGCATTTTAAAAAATAATTTTACTATGCACAAATTGCTAAAAATAAACTAAGGGGGTGTTTCCTAGATTGGATACACCTCTTTTTTTGTGTAAATTTTAGTATTGTTAGCAAGCCTTGTATTTTTGGTCTGTATATGTCATAGGCATATATATATAATACAAAGCAACAAAATTTTTTTGCATGGGTCTATATAAATTACGCTCAGAAAATTTCCACATTGCGGCCCGGAATGCTTTTTAGACATTCACATAGGTTTTTTAGGTCTTTTTAATATAAAAAGAATATAAATAATTTTATATAAGAAGGCTTGTCTCTTTATATATAAATATACCCCACCTAAAATCGCAGATATCCCCTACCCATCCCTCGTGCATTTGTTTAAACATCACCACTCAAATTAATTGGAATGATTATTTTAAAAAAAAATAAAAAAAGTTTGGAAGAATATTTACATCTGATCGTCTACGTAGTACAACAACATTAACACTAACCAACTTTAAGGATATTAAGACAATGCTTAAATCAAATGAAATCAAACAAGCCGCTACCTTCATCAACTCAATTGCTGGTCTAGACAACACTGAATTAAAATCTCAGTTTGAAAAATTGCCAGTTAACATTCAAAACAAAATTAGAAATGCAGTAATTAAATCTTCTAAATAAATTCAGACATTCACATAGTTCAAACTTGGAGCGGTTTTATACCGCTCTTTTTTTTGTTTTAAAATTTTATGATTGCGGCCCGAAACATCATTTGTAAAATAATTAATTTAATTATTGACGTTCATTCATCACTGTGGCATAACATGAACACCACCACCACCAACTAAGGAGCAACCATGCTTGATTTTAAAACTTTAATCATCACAGTATTTGCAGCAAGCGTAACATATGCACTAGCAATCATAGCAGATTATTATTTTAATATTTGGGCGGGAGTTTAAACAATGAACACAATTTATATAAATGGCATCAAAACAAAATTTACATATTCCGATGGTGGAAGTTATGAGACACACCAAAATAATAAAAGAAATGGTTTTCAAGCCATCTTTATATGGAATAAAGCTATCAATGGTAAATTTTTTCCCACAAGTGAAATGACTTTACCGCTTGGAATGTTTCAAACGGGTGGCACTTGTAATGTATACGGTAAAGAATACAAAATTAAACGAACAGAATTGACATGATGGAAATTTTACTTTTAATTACATTAATAATATTATTTTGTTATCTTGGATACATCACATTGGAGTTGAACAAATGGCTATAGTAAACGGTTTGAAGTTATTAGGTGTAGGCAATAATGCTAAGACAATTAAGGGCGATGGTTCTGAATATTTAACAGCTATCATGTATCTACTGCCCGATGATTTCTTATGTCCTATGGCACGGCTTGCGGGATGTAAGGCGGGATGTTTAAACACGGCGGGACGCGGTGCATTCAATAACGTGCAAGCTGCTAGACACAGAAAGTCTAAGCTACTGTTACAAGTACCAGAAGAATTTAGTACGCTATTGCGTAAAGACTTGGACAAGTTCCAGAAGTATTGTGAACGCAAAGGTATACAACCTGTAGTTCGATTGAATGGGACAAGCGATTATAATTGGAAGAAAATTATAATAGACTACCCAGCTATTCAGTTTTATGACTATACGAAAGTTTATAATCGAGTGGCTAAAGATTGGCCTAGTAACTATCATCTTACTCTATCTTATTCGGAAGCAAATGAAACATATAG